CCCACCCCCACCAAAAACGCCCGCCCCCGCAGAGCTGCCATTATTTAAATTCGCAGCCCCACCACCCCCGCCAAATATTCCTGCGGGACTGATGCTGGAGTTAGCATCACCTCCAGATCCTGCCCCGCTAGTCAAACCACCCGCCGGACCTGACGCAACTCCAGCAGTTGGTGCGTTAGCACCAGCACCTCCCGTTCCACCAACACCATTTATAACAAGAGGAAAACTTGGGGCAAACGCAGTTTGAGTTGTTATGGCAGGGCCACCTGACGTACCAGTTGATGAGCCACCTGACCCCCCGCCACCGGTTTGACCGTCGCCAGATTTATTTGCACTTACTCCGCCAACACCTGCGCCGCCCGTCGCAGACCGGTGGAAAAATCCATCTGCTGAAGAAGTGCCAGACGAATACGCGGTACCAAACCACGCAACTGCTCCCCCGCCAGTAGCCGCAGATTTGGTCTGTACAGATCCTGTACTTGATGCGCTACCTGAACCGCCACCTGTCAGATTAGTGTCTCCACCAGATGCCGTGCCACCAGAAGCACCCGTTGATGTGCCTATACTCCCCGCCGAGGAATTACCCCCTCCCCCTCCGTTGGCAGTGATCGTGGTAATCCCAGAGCCCGAAAAAGTGGTTGCGCCTCCTGCATTACCGTTTGTCGTGGACGCATTTGCCGTTACAGAAGTGCCCCCGGCACCAATAGTTACCGTATATGTAGTTCCGGCTGTCAGTTGATAAACCTTTATCGCAAGTCCGCCCGCACCCCCTCCAGACGCCATTGCGGGCTGGTTATTTGAACCGGACGCCGCAGCGCCAGAACCGCCACCACCAACAGCTTTTACTCGGTAGGAGCCAGTAACAGGCGCAACAAACGACCCGCTGCTGGTGAATAAGTTTGCATTAGCGTATCCACTACCACTGGCAGCAGGTGTAGAACTAGCCCAAGTAGTCCCATTACTTGTTAAAACATTACCTGAGCTGCCGGGGGCTACGAATTGAACTGCTGATGAGCCGTTACCAAGAATGACATTATTTGAAGTTAGCGTGGTAGCGCCCGTGCCGCCGTTACCTACCGCCAGCGTCCCTGCTACCGACACAGCTCCACTTGTTGCAGTTGACGGTGTAAGGCCGGTAGACCCAAACGAAATGGTCGTTACACCACTTGACGGGGCAGGAACCCAAGTAGGGGCCGACGAACCATTTGACTGTAGAAGGTACCCTGAGGTGCCTGCCGCTGTAAAAGCGTAAGCTGAACCGGTACCATAAGCAACAGCCCCAGCAGTAGGTGTAGCTGTAGCGTTTGTGCCGCCACGAGCAATGGGTACTGTTGGACCAATTGTTCCTACAAGTGCGTAGTCTGTACCATTAAAAGCAACTAAGCCAGATTGTCCGGGTGAGAAAGTTATGCCTGTTTGACCCGAGGCTTTTACAGTAAGCGTGTAAGTAGAGTCTGCATTAATAACAAGATAATTACGATTACTAGAGGGTGCAGTAATTGTAGAGTTTGTAGCAAGAGAAGAAACATATAGGGTGGAATACTGTGCAGAAGTAGCCGCAATATTAGTAGTGGAATTTGTCCCAGCAGTATTTGCTAATGTCAAAGCACCGGCTGTGAAGTTAGCACTTGTTAAAGCATTTCTTCCGGCAATTGCAATATCTAAATATTGTGTCAAACCATTATTAGTAACATCCCCCCAAAGACCTGATTCTGATCCTGTGGTTATAATAGGTAGGGATAATAAAGATGTAGGGGTATAAGCCATTATTTACCTCATTCTGTTTCTACCAGAACCCAGTTTGCATTTTGATAGTCGTCAATTAGACTCCAGTTTGCATTTTGATAGTCGTCAATTAGACTCCAGTACAACACACCAAGAGTACCAACATTACCCAAAGCACCAACTCCGCTAAAAGAAATTACGTTAGGGAAACTTTGAATAGCACCTGTGGAATTTACACCTGTTAGCGCTTCGCTACGTACTACTGTTAAAGACTGAACTGCCCCGGAAGCACTTACACCTGATAAAGTGGGGCCATGCCCAACTATTACATTACCTACATCTCCAGCAGATGAAACCCCGGACAAACTAACTGTAATTGTAACGCTAGCTGACCCCGTTTGTCCACTAGCTTGTACTCCCGTAATAGGAGCAGGTATAGTAAAAGCTACATTACCGGCAGCACCAGAAGCAGATACACCGAAAAGAGAAATTGTGATATTTGCAGTGGGGGTACCAACTTGACCGACAGCTACAACACCATCTTCAGTAGGATTGTTTGATTCCGTTAGATCACCAACCAACCCAGATGCAGTTACACCGGTAAGAGCTTTAGAAAAAGAAACACCAACTGAATCAATATTACCTGCCCCAGCAACGCCCGTTACATCCGCAGGGAAAGTAAATTCTACATTTCCGACAGCGCCAGAAGCCGTTACACCTGTAAGAGCAATTTGACGTTCAGCAACTGAGACAGAACCAACAGCACCAGAAGCTATTACTCCAGCTAGCTGGTAATTAAATACGACATCACCAACTGCACCAGACGCAGCTACTCCAGAAAGAGTTTTAGAAGATGAAGCAGTGACAGACCCAACATCTCCAGTGACTGCTACACCTGTTAGAGCTATGCTCTTACTCTGGGTTACTGATCCGACGTCTCCAGTGGTTGCTACGCCTGTAAGAGTCTGAGAAGGTGAAGTGGTAGTTGTACCAACTGCGCCAGACGCAGCAACGCCTGTCAGTGCAACCGTAACAGTTAAACCAACAGAACCAACTGCGCCAGTAGCGACTACACCATTTTCAGTTGGGTTGTTTGTTTCAGTAACTGAACCTACATTACCAGACGCGGCAACGCCCGTTAACGCAACGTCAACACCAACACCACCCCAACCATCGTAGCCCCACGGGTTTGAACCCCAGCCAAAATTAGCCACGGGCTACCCCTAAAAAGAAATTAGGTCGTGGACAGTCTCAACAATGCAGTAGTCGTCGTGTTGCTCGGCATCGTCAGCGTAAACGTACCAGCCGTAATTGTCTGCGAACCAAACGTGTGAACACTAACTGCTTTATTTGACTGCGAGCTGTTATAAATTAGCACCGCATCAAAAGCCGAAGACAATGTTACGTTAGTATACGTAATTGAAGCAGACGGAGTCCAATAAGCAACACCTGCCGTAGAAGACGAGTTAGTTGCCGTTGGGGCTGTAGCGTTTGTTACTGTTACCCCACCAGCCGTGTAATTAGTGCCGCTTACTTCGCCTGTTGCACTATACGCTGTAGTGGAGGCGTTATAAGTTGCTGAAGCCAAATACAAAGCTGCTTTAAATGTATCTGCTGCGGAAGTACCACGAGTAGGAGCAGTGCCAAAGTTATGGGTAGCTGTTAAAACTTCTCCCATAAACGAAGTGCACATTGATTGTGTGTTTGCCATTTTAAATTCCTTTAAAGTTACCCAATCGCTGCCACTTCAGGATTTAACCATACAGCAGCTTTTTTTAACATGACATGTGCGGAACGATGAACAAGCTCCCCTTCATGCCAATACTCTACCCACGTAGTATATTCGTGGTCATTATCTATGAATCCTTCACGTTTTTCAAGAAGCGATTCATCTAAGTCACCTTTGGTTGTAAAAACGGTTGCCATCAACTTATCCTTAAAACAGCATCGGTTGCGCCCATAGACGGGAAAGTAATTACCAAATTAGAAGCATTTTTGGTTATTGTAGAACCAAAGTTTAAAACGCAAACGGCACGGTTACCGTTGGTAGAATTATAAATCAAAGCCCCCGCGCACGTAAGAGTAACGTTTGAAAACGTGGCGTTTTGGAATGACCAATATCCGGTTGTTCCTGACGTTGTGGGTGTGATGTTTGTAAGTGCAATCCCGCCGGAGGTGTAATTGGTTCCACTCGACGATACTTCCCCAGAGGATGTGTAGACAGTGGTATCTGCATTGAGGGTGGCTGTTGCAACGTACAAAGCAATTTTAAAAACATTACCTGTCCCTGTTGTAAAGTTGTGAAGCCCTTGGGCAACTTCTGCCTTAAAGCTCGTGCACATGGTTTGGATAATTGCCATATCACTTTACCGGATAGCGGACTTGACCAGAACGGTAAGCATCCTGACGCTCCATACCATCACCAAGACGTTTAGCTAGTACAAGAGCTTCTTTATATTGTGTATCTATCCTAGCGATCATATCCGGTTCAGCTTTAATAAACGTATAAGCTTCCTGAAGAGCACCATAAAACAAAACCGTGTCAAAATTATCACCAAGCCATGTTGTTCCTGCTGTGGTAATTGATTCTGGGTAGTAGTAGAAATGTAGTTCTACCTGATAATTGGCGTCGGGGGTAGGACCAAGAAAAAATGTTAATTCATTGGTAATAACCGAATTAGCTACTTTAGGGCCAAAAATAGCATAGTGTCTTGGTCGCCCTGTGTTACCCGCTCCTGTGGGGGTTGGGTAAGCTTCACGAATAAAATTAACGTCTTTGTTTAATAAATAATAATAACGCCCATTAGCATCAATTACAGCAAAACTATATGGCGCAAGAAAATCGTCGGGACAAGCTACATACGGATTGTTAATTACAACAGAACCGACCATGTTTTTACGCAACGAAGGGAACTGTATGGTGTTATAAATACGTTGCTCAGCTTGTTCAACAAAACGCGCAAGCTGTTCATCTGACGTAAATGTCGTAGCGGAATCGCTAAAAGTAATCGTAGGGAAATCGTTCTCAACGTATCCCCGGATTGCTTTCTTTAACTCCGTATAATTCACGCCATCGGTCCTCGGCTCATTGTGCCTTTAATAGCAGCCCCAGCACCGCGCATTTTAACACCGTCGGTTTTAATTGGCCTTTCCAACTTATTAGTGTATGCACCAACGCTCATACACAAAGTTTCTACATCGCTGTGGTCTGGCCCCGATCCGGGGTTTTCTTCAGCGCGTAGTTTTTGACCCTTCATTGTATGCGGCTCGGCGTAAGTTGACGCAGGACCAACTTCTTTACCGCCTTTTTTCATGCTGTACGTAGCCATTATTTGCTCCCTTGATTACGCACACGCGCCATGTTGCGGCCCATTTTACGCATCATTTCTCCGGTAGGCCCACCCTTTTTAAGCTTGGTCATGGGTTTACCGGGGTGCATTTTCTTTTCATGCTTGTGCACTGCACCAGCAATCATCTTTTTATCTTGTTTAAGATCTGCTTTGTCCATCATAAACTCCTAAGAAACTGTGACTGAATTAACAGCTCCAACCCCAACAAGATTATTAGGAGTTAATGCTGCATCAAACCATCTTGAACCACCAACAGGGTTAAACCCCCATTGAATAATACGGCTACCCATTGTAATCGTACCAAGCTCATCTTGGCTAGAATCATCGTTTACTGGTTCAACACGCAACCCATCAATACCAGCCTGATAGTACGAGTTTGAATCAACCCGTGGATTCCTGATAGCTTGTGGATCATACACGGGATACATGCCAAGTTGAAGCTGTGGCTGATCGGGTTCCCAGCATTCAGGGCAGACAAGAATATTAACGTTCTTGGTCTTAATAACGAGCGACTTCAGTTGCTTCAGTTTATAGCGAAAGTTACACCTATCGCACTGTGCAATAGCCCATTTACCTGATGCAAACTGATTGGGCATTACCGTTGCCCTCCAGTACCAATATACGCACGCCGTGGCACAAATCTTATTGCAGCTTTTTCTCTATCTTCACCAGCAGCTAACTGCCATTGAGATTCGTATTCGGCCTTTAAAATTGGTAAACGATCTGTACCTTCAGGAATCTTCATAGCTATGTAGTAAGCCAATCCTGCGGTAATGCAAGGCAAAAACCGAAACGGCATATCAGGAGTCTGAATACCATCACCAGCATTCTGTACTCGGCGCATACGCCAATAAACTACTTGGTAATATGGGGAACCTTGGGTACCTTGGTCAGGGACAGGCCAGACTGTAATCTGTGGGTAGGCTGTTGCACTTGGAGAATAACTGCTGGTTGCGGGGTACGTAGCACCGGAGTTGCGGCTGATGTAAATTTGTATCGGTCGTGCTTGAGTAAGTTTGTTTGGGATTGTGGCGTAGGTGGATACACTAATCCGGGTAAGTGTGAGGTCAGCTTGCGTTGAAGAATTTCCAGCTCCCGTTCTTAAAACGTGCTCAAGCAAGTCAATGGTGTCGTTTGGTAAATTGTACGTTGCAGTGCCTTGCACTAAATTTATTGAGCCTTGCTCAATAGTCCACATGTTAATACCACGGTTCGCCCACTCTATCGTTAAGAGGTTCATGGATCGACGAGCCGTACGCAGGTCATAGCCCGAACGCATCTCTCGCCCAGCCCGTTCAAACGCCTCTTCAGCGATGTCGGTAAATTCTAGGTTGAAGTCGGTTGAGCCGCTAGTGGTCATCTAAATCTCGCAGTCTTTGCAGCAATTCCTTTGGGCTGCGCCACAAATTGTTTACCTGCTTTCTTGCCTGCTCGCTTTGCTCTTGTGGTTGCTGCATATTCCGCTGGGCTAAGTGCATTAATTGCCGCCGACGGGAGATACCGCTCACCAGTCTT